TGATTTTGGATAGAGTAAAAAACGGTACAGCTCCATTTTTGTTAAATCACGAAAGAAGCATAGAGACTACTTTAGGCAAAATTATTGCAGCAGACGAAAAAACTGCAAAAGTAAAATTTAGTTCTAGAGAAGAATTTGCAGGTATCATTAAAGATATTAAAGATGGTATTTTATCAAGTGTATCAATGGGCGTAACTATTTTAGAGTATGAAGATATCACAAAAAAAGATGCTGAAATGCAGTCAATAAAAGCGACTAAATGGGAATTGGAAGAAATATCACTAGTTGCAGTCCCAGCAGATGGTGCAGCAACAATTTTAGAAAAATTTACAAAAACTGATGATAAAGTTTGTAAAAAAGAAAACACAGGAGAAAACGTAAAAATGGAAAAAGAACACGATTTAAAAGCGAAAGCTGAAGAAACAAAAAGAGTTTCTGAGATCATGGAACTTGCTGAAAAACACGCTTTATCAGCAGGATTCACTAAAAAAGCAGTTACTGAAAATATGTCAGTTGCTGAAGTAAAAGATAGAATCATTGAAAAATTAGCAAAAGAGTCAGAAGAAACTCACGTTACTAATATTCAAGTTTTGAAAGACGAAACCGATAATGCAAACGAGGGAATCTCAAAAGTATTAGAAGTTAGAATGTCAGGTAAAGGCAGATACGAATCTGGTAACAGATTTAACAATCTTTCTTTAGTGGAAATTGCAAAAGAAAAACTAGCTAAAAGCGGCAAATCACTTGCTGAGATTGAAATGCTATCTAAAGACAATATTGTTAGACAAGCATTATCGAACGGCACTAGCGATTTTAAAAATATTTTGCTTGATGTATCAAACAAAGTATTGCAAGATGCTTATGCTGAGCAACCTAGAACTTTCCAAAATTGGGCACGTAGAACTAGTTCTAGCGATTTCAAAAATATTAACAGTGTTAGCTTAGGTGCAGCTCCAAAACTTCAAAAAGTTTTAGAAAATGGCGAAATTAAATATGGCACAATGGCAGACAACAAAGAAACTTATAAGTTAGATTCTTATGGTCTAATTGTTCCATTTACTAGAAAAGCTATTATAAATGATGACTTAGGCGCATTTGGTAGATTGACAACAGAATTAGCGAGAGCTGCTGCAAGAACTGAAAGCGATATCATTTACAGCTTGCTTTCTAGCAATCCAGCTTTAAGCGATTCAGTTGCAGTATTCGCAAATGGACATAATAACTTAACAGATGCAAAACTAGTAAATTCTAGTGTTGGTCTTGATGAAGTAGTTCAGTTGTTAATGAATCAGACAGGATTAGGTGGCGAGCCAATAGATTTAGATGCAAACTTTATTCTATGCGGCCCGAATACTTACTTCACTGCAATTCGTGAAACCGCTTCAGTTGCAGCAGCACAAACAGGTAACACAAACCCACACGCTGGCAAGTATGAAATAATCAAAGATTCAAGAGTTACAGGCGATGTATTCTATATTGGTGATTTAAACAATCCAGTTTTAGAATATGCGTACTTAGCAGGTAACGAAGGGCCTCAATTTAACTCAGAGATTGACTTTGATACTGATGGCTTCAAATTCAAAGCAACGCATGATTTTGGTGCTGGTTTTGTAGATTATAGAGGCATGGTCAAGTCAACTAATGACAGAGCATAAATAATTTAAAAGGGAAAATAAGAAAATGAAAAATTTAGTACAGAAGGGAAATGCGTTAGATTTAACAGCTCCATCAGGTGGCGTTACTAGTGGCACTGGTTATGTAATTGGTGGAATCTTTGGCGTTGCTTCAGTTGATGCAGCAGTCGGCGAATCTTTTGCATTAGGTGTAAGCGGTGTTTACGATTTAGCTAAAGGCTCTGGCGATGTAATTGCAGAGGGCGCACAAGTTTGGTTTGACAACACAGCTAAAACAGTTGAAAATGCTTCAGCAACAGGATTGTATCCGATTGGTGTAGCGGCAAAAGCTGCTGCTTCAGGTGATGCAACTGTTCAAGTTTTAATTAATGTTCCAGCAACTGCTGCTGCTGCTTAATTATGAACTGGCAAAATTTAACTGAAAATTTAGCACACGCAGAAATTAGCGTTTTTGGCGAAGATATTTTATATCGAGCTGGAAACGCTAGTTTTTCTATTAAAGGAATTTTTAACCTTAATTCTGTTGATGTTGACCAAGATACAGGTTTTGCAGTTTTAGGCAATCAACCGAATTTAGGAATTAAAAATTCAGATTTAAACTTTACGATTAAAATTGGTGACACAGTCACAATCAGAAATGTAAATTACACAATTAAAAATATTGATAGAGATGGCGAAAGCATGACACACTTGCAGCTATACAAAGTATAATTTTATTATGAGTTTTTCAGATTACAGCGAAGAAAAAATACTAAACTGGCTAGGTAACAATGCTTCAATGCCTGCAACTGGAAATAGATATATTGGTTTATTTTCTGATAATCCGGGTGAAACAAACACTGGCACAGAAGAAACCACAAATATTAGACCAAGCGGCAGGGTACAAGCAACATTTGCTACTGCTGCAAATGGTCAAATCTCAAATAGCGCAATTATAGATTTTGGCAATAGTTTTGCTCAAGTTACAATAACTCATTTTGCAATTTTTGATGCAGCAAGTGCTGGCAATTTGATTGCTTATGGTGCTTTAACAAATCAAAAACAAATTGATGTGTCAGATGAAATAAGCTTTCCTATTGGGACTTTGGTAATTACATTAGATTAATGAATCCACGTATTAAAATTAAAAATAAAATAACTGAAATAATCAGTTTTAATAAAGATGATATAAATTATATTGTTTTAGATAGTAATAGAGTTATTCAACTTGAGCTAGAGAATTTACCAGCAGTTATCGTGCATTTTCAAAATGAAAATATACTAGGTGAATTGGTGACATCACCGGGATTAGTTCTACAGCGTGAAATAACTTTTATACTTAAATGCTTGCATACAGGGACTTTTGAGCAACTAGAAAATTTAGCTTATATTGTAGAAAAAAAAATAATGGCAGCAGATATAATCCCTAAAGATCAAGAATCTCTATATAGCAAAATAAATTTAAAAAGTATTGATTTTGATTATAATGGCGAATCTGAAAGCGAAATAAAAACCGCAAATATCGAAATTGGGGTGCTTTATGAGAATGAGCCTGAGTATGAAGACTTACCAGATTTACATGGAATAGATGTAAATTTTACTAGCAATGGCGTAAGTCAAAGTTACAACATAAACTAGCTTTTTATGGTTTAATTTAATTATGGCGAAAAGATTTTTAATTCCAAAAAAAGATTTAAGAGTCATAAATCCATTTAATAAATTGCCATTGCCTCAAACGGGTTTGTTGGTAGAAGTTGATTCATATTGGTTAAGAAGATTAAAAGATGGTGATGTATCAGAATTAATCAAAAAACCAGAAGAAAAAAACACTAAGAAAAAAGGAAAAAATAAATAATGACTATTTTATTCAGCGAAATTATTGCAAACACTAAATTGCCATTTGTCAGAGCCGAAATTGACACAACAAAAGCAAATGCAGGAACGGCAGCTCTACAAAAAAAAGTTTTAGTTGTTGGTTACAAAACCAGTTCAGGAACGGCAGACTTAAATACTGTTTACAGTGTTAGCAGTGTTAACAAAGCTAAAGATTTATTTGGCGGTGGTTCTTTACTACACAATATGGCGCAAGCATATTTTCAAAAACCAGAAATAACAGACGTTAGTTTTATTGCTTTAACTGAGCCAAGCGCAGGAACGGCAGCAACTGGTAATATTGCATTTAGTGGTACTGCTACAGCAGCAGGTCAAGTAAATGTTTATATTGCAGGTAGAAAAGTTACAGCAGCAGTAGCAAATGGTGATGCAGCAAATGCAGTTGCAAGCGCAGTAACAAGCGCAATCAACGCAAAGACAGATTTACCAGTAACAGCAGTTGTTAATTCAGGTGTTGATACACAAGTAGATTTAACAGTTAGAACCAAAGGCGAATTTGGTAATAAAATCAATATCAGATTTAATTATGGCGGTGAAACAACAGCCGCAGGAATTGCA